AGACACATTGTCAAGCATATTGTCAATCACTTCACTGGATGCCTGCCTGTTGAAATCCCAAGGGATTTTGTTTGTAATTACAACATCAGGTGTAAACTCTGAAAAATTATCTGTCACAACATTATAAAGACCATTCCTGAATGCAATCACACATGCAGGTGCAGCTTTTGTGTTATCCCTGATTAAAATATTCAGGTATGCCATAACTTCCTGTCTTTTTGCCCTGTTCAACTGTGGAAGATGCTGAATCATCACCGATTCAATTTCTTCCTGTCCTGAAACATAGATTCCATCCTTATACATGTGAAGCTGTCCATTCAATCTTATGATGTGATGATTGTTCTTCAAGAACACTGCAAATTTATCAAAAAGGAATGTTGTTCCCTTGTAAAAAATAGGCTTGCTGAATGCTTCATCACGCATTATGACTTCCAGTTCTTCATCTGATAAAGGTTCTTTCAGGACATATTTGTTGATTATCCGCAACACATCCCTTGCTTCTTCCTTTTCAAAATCTGCTGCTTGTAAAGTCAGGATGTAATTAAACAGTGCCTGGTTTCTTCCATCACCTGCATCCATGTCAAGAAATTCTGCATTTCCCCTGACTGGAAGCATCCATTTGGGGATTTCCTGGTAAACTTCACCATCTTCCTGATAAATGTCATAGATGATTTCCCTTTCCTTGCCATCATATTTCAATATTTCATAGGAATTCTTGACACCAACCTTGATGTCTGCTGTCAATCCAATTGCCAACTTGCAATGTGTGAAGCATTTTTCAACCCCTGCATTTGTGAACAAAAAGTGCTTTCCCCTGGTTGTTTCATAGACCCTGCAATTCAACTGCATATCTTCCACAATGTTCATCAACACTTCTGACTGTTCAAAATCATCAATGTCAACCAGGATTGTTTCTTCATCCAAAATCCCTGCAAATTCAGGAAGTGACTGAACTTGTTCATAAGTCTTGAAGTCTGTTCTGTTTTTGAATTTCTCAATGCACTTTTTGTCCTTGGTTTCCACATAACCCTTGAAAAACATCCTTCATCACTTCCTTTGCTCTAAAATTTCCAAGTGTTTCAAGAATAAATCCTTCTGCCTGACACATCTGTTAAAATCAGACATGCATCCTGAATATACCGCCTTGAAATGCTTGTTTTCTTCCTTCAATTCTTCCAGTTCATCCTTGGTCAATCTGACACCATTTGGATGTTTCCTGGATTCAATTATTGCAGTTGTGTCTGCAATCTTTTGTTTATATTCAACAGATTTCTTTCCTGAACTGATTCTTCTTTCTTCCAGTTCCTTCACCTTGTCTTGGAAGAACTGCTGCATTTCCTGCAATATTTCTTCCCTGTGTTCAAAATCCAGGTCAACAACCTTCAACAGTTTTTTCAATCTTCCCTGGGATGTTGGAAAGAATGCATCCATATGAATATTCATTTGTCCATTGTAATATTTGATTTGTATATCCATCACATCACCCCAAAATCTTCCAATCTTTTCTTTGCCATATTCACATACCATTCTTTATCCAGGTATGCAGGACATCTGACATCAGTCATGTTTTCATTAAACATAAAGCAGTGTTCAGGACTTGATGCAATCTTTTCAGGCTTCCCTGTCCTGATTGACACCTTCTTCACCCCTGCATCTGCTTCCCTTGTGGATGCAAACACCCTGATGCATTTTTCCTTTATAGCTTCATCACCATGCAGAATGGTGGAATACTTGCTTGTTATCTTGGTGACCATCTGAAATTCTTTCAGGCTGTCACATGAATTGATGAATCTTTCCACTGGAACACCCTTTGTCATATATTCAACCAATGCATGATTGACAATAGGGAAATCACCATAATCAAGATTTGACAGCTTCTTCACATAAGAACCTTTTGACTTGATGTGTCCATCAGGTGCAATGATGATATAGTTGTTCACATCCTTCTGAAATACTTTTCTGTATTCATCAAATTCCAATGTCAGTCCAGTCCTCTGTTCCCATTCATAAGCAATGTCATCAATCCTGTTGAACCATTCATCTTCATCCTGTCCATCAGGCATCCTTATCAAAATACCATCTGTATTGGACTGAATCAGTTGTGCATAAGGTTCAATGTGTTCTATCAGGTCAAGAAGAAGAATCTGACCATAAACACAAACCTTGTTTGACATCAAAGGGTCAAATAAATCATTGTTTTTGTCCTTCAATACACCATAGGTTGAATTCAACACGATTTTCAGAACCGCCTGCAATGGGTCTTTCTTCTTTTTCAGTTCCAGTCTTTCATGATATATGTCCACAAATTTCTGTGGGTCAGCTATGTTCCTGCTATGCAGGTTGTATCTAATCATCAATGATGGATATAGTGAAGCAACATCCATCATCAGGAAATATCCTTCACCGCTGTATTTTTCCAAAGCACCATGGACACCGCCCCATGCAAAAGTGTGTGGACACCCTGCAACCATCACTGAATATTGATTTTTTTCAGGCTTCTTCTTTCCTGGAACATGTCTGAAATAACATCTGTTATCAGAATTTGAATACCAGTCAAGAACATCCTTGTATTTTTTCACCTGATGTGTGTCAGGGAAGTCAATGTCAAATTCATCATTCCTATCACCCTGTCTGTGTGCATCCAAAATGATTGCAGTCAACTGTGGTTTGGTTTTTGAAATCAAGGACAGGTCAAGTGGTCTTCCTTTGCAGGCAAGTTTCACAAGTTCCAGTCTTCCATTGAATTCTTCCTTTCTTTGCAAGAACACTTCAACAGTCTGTTCCACATCATGAATACAATATTTGACTGTTTCAGCAATTTCTTTTTCTGTCAGTTTCCTGTCAATATCGAATGGAACACCTGTTTCTTTGATGTTGTTTCCCATGCTTCCTTCAAACCATTTCAGTCCTTTGTCCAGGTTCAGCATTACATCATAATTATTCAAGGGAATATTGCGAAGCAGTGAAGAAAATTTCCATCCAGGATTTCCTTTTACAATGATGAAGTCATTGATTCTTTTTGGGTCAAATCCACAAAGGATTCCTTTCAAAATATACTGGTCATAGTGATTTGAATTGAAACCAACCCAAATGTCATTTTTGTTTGCCTGATATAATGCTTCCAGTTCTTCCCTGTTGTTGATGATGACATGCTGCTTCTTTTCATTCATGTCCAGGACAACAACCAACCAGTCATATTTGAAGACTTCAAAGTCATAAAACAGCATTTTCTTCACCTTCCTTTCAATCAGGTATCTTCCCAAGATACATTGATTTCAAAAAAATTTTGCATCCTGGGAAGACCCTTGTTTCAATTACTCAAGAATAAATACATCTGTGATTTCAAAATCACTGAAATCTTTGTTTTTCTTGTTTGCAGTGTACTTCAAACCATATTCAAAGTTTTCTGCAACTGCTTCAAAGATGTCCATAAGTAATTCAGAATACTGCTTGTATGTCTTGAATTCAATGACAGGTGCATCATCCATTTCAGAAACCATCTGACGAAGCATTTCATTGTTGTTATGAATCTGAAATCCCTGGGTTACAACCTGGTTATAAAAAATCATGCTGCCCTTGTATTCCCCATCAGAAACAATCTTGAACCAAATACTGACCATAGGGTCACCCTTCTTGGATGCTTTCAGTTCCATCTGCTGAATTGCAACCTCATAATTGCCATGTGGAACTTCCTTATAATTGCCCTGACCGCCATTTGCAGCAGCTTCTGCAACATCCTTCTGCAATCCTTCTGTGTCAATCTCCTTATCCCATTTGCTGAACATATCCTGTGCCATAATTATTCACCTTTACCTTTCTTAATTGTTTAATGCTGCAACAATAGCTGTTGCCTGTTCTGCTGTGAATCCTGCTTCAATGTGTGCATCAAACAGGATTTTGTTTGTCTTTGCCAGTTTCTTTGCTTCCTGTAATTCATCAGGTTCTTTCTTTGCACCTGTCTTTGACATTGCATCCACCATTGCTGCCTGAATAATTGCTTTCATCATTTCATCCATTAGTTTTCACCCCTTCTTTTTCTAACTCTTGCCTTTGGTTTATTTTCATCTGCATTTTCGTTTGCAGGTGGATTCATTGCTTCTTCAACAGAATGGGATGCAGTGTCTGCATTCTGATTCTGTGCATCCTGCACATCTGATTCCCCCTGTTCTGAATCAGCACCTTCATCCTTCTTGGTTCTGCTTGTCCTGCGTGATGTCCTTTGTGGCTTGTCAGAATCGTCAGATTCAGCCTTTTCTTCAACAGGTGAAGAAGTGTCCACCTTTTCCTTTTCGCTGTCCTGTGGCTTACTGTGGCTTTCCTGTGACCCTGCATTTGCCTGTTCATATACATCCATCAGGGCATCCCATGAAAGTGGAATGGTTGTCTGATTGATTCCCTTTAATCTGCCACCACCAAAAATGACTTCATTTGACTTGAAATTCAATGTCCTGCTGTCATCATCTTCCACAACAACCCTTGCAACAATGTCCACCATTCCTGCAATCTTGTTTGCAATAGCATCCTGGATGTTTGGTGCAATCCTGGTGATATTCTGACCATTCTTCTTGGTGATGTCCTTGGAAACATCTTCATGTGATACAACCACAAGGTTTTCATAGTCCAGGTTGAAAAATCTTCTCATTGTTGACAGGTATTCTGTCTTTATAATATCCCAACCCTTTCCAAAGCCTGAATCAGATTCATGCTGAATTCCAAGTGAATCATACATATAGACCCTGCACATTTCCCTGGTATCTTCAAGAAGGTCAATGATGATTGTCTTGAATCCATTCTGCTTCTTTTCCAGTTCTCCAATGGTGTCCTTGAATACTTCCCATGCAAACTTCCTGTTGGTCATTCTGCCATTGACAGTGACTTCATCCTTAATGCTGACATAAGGCATTGTGACAAACTGGATGTTTCCATCAGTGTTCAGATTCAGCGGATTTGGTGCATCATCAAGCATTGTGGTCTTTCCACTGAATGCAGCACCATAAATCCAAATCTTTCTTTTCTTTGTTTCTGTGATGTTTCTTCTTTCACAACTTGGTAAATTCATATAATCATTTCCTTTCTGACAAAATTCATTATATTCACAATAGTTGCACAACCAACTTTTGCACTTTGGAAATTCCTTTGCTTCCAACATCTTCTTTGTTGAAAGAAGGAAGTTGATGACCTTTTCCTGGTCATACTCAATTTGAACCAGTTTCGGTTCTGCTTTGTTCAGTTCTTCCTGAATCCTCTGTCTGAACTGGAACAGGTTTTCTTTTTTTGACTGCTTGATATTCACCTTGGGAACAAACAGGAAATACATGTTTCTTATGATTTTCCCTGGATTGTTCTTTTCAAAGAAATATTTGTATAAGTGAAGTTGTGGTGAATCCTTGTATTTGCCGACATTGTTTGAATATTTGAAATCATACAAGTCATATACATTTGGGATGACCTGATGCTCACCACCAAGTTTCTGTTCTGTCCTTGCAGGTGCAAGCAGGTCAATGAATCCTATGAAGTCATCATCTTCAATCTTCACTTCATGCATTCCAGGTGGAATCAAAGCTGCTGCCTTTGGAATCATTGCTTCCAGTTTCATTGCTTCATTGATGTGGTTGTCAGTGATGACAGGATATTCCATGAAGTATTCCTGAATAGCTGTTTCCACATTTTTTTCCAATCCTGTGTGCAATGCAGTTCCAACCAATAGGGCATTATCTGCGTTATCAGGTGGAAGTGTTTTCAGTTCTTTGTTATACCGCAAATCATAACGAAATGGACAAGATTCAAAACATTCCACTTTGCTGTGTGATACAATCAATCAACACCACCTTCTTCCTTGAATTTTTGTTCCCATTGAAACCATTTGTGTTTTAGAACTTCATACAGTTCTTTATTGTCAGGATTCTTCACAAGTTTTTGGAACAATCCAAAATCCTTTGGATAAAGAAGAACCGCAAGACCACCTGCTTCATGTATTTTTCGCAAATTATAAATCTGCAATTGTGAAGGTTTTCCATTTGCTGCCTTGACTTCAACAGCCAGGAATTTTCCCTTGCAACATGCCAGGATGTCAGGGATTCCTGATTTTGTATAAGCTGCACCACCCCAATATTTCAAGAACCAACAGTCATTGTCTTTCAGGAAAGTCTTCACCTTGTTTTCAAAGTTTTTTTCTGCTGCCATCTTTCACCTTCTTTCTGAAACTGATGCAAGGATATTCCCTGGAACTTTCAATGCACCATTTCTGTTGTTCACAATCCTTGCAGGTCAGTTCATCAGTCTTTGACTGTGATTCTGACAGATGCTTTGACATCTGATGTCTTTGCATACTTTTCATAAACATCAGGAAGGTCTTTCTTCAATGCCTTGGAATCAATAGTTGTCTTCTTTGTTGGTGCAACATAAGTGACTTTCAAAATGTCATTTTCAAATGACTTGATTCCAAACTGACCCATTGCAGTTTCAAGTGCTGCCCTGACTTCTTTTTCTTTTTCTTCCAGTTCCTTCTTCTGCTTGCTGATTGATGAAATCTGCTGCATGATGGAAAGTGCATTTGAATCCTTGTTGAATTCCTGCAAAGCAGTTTCTTCATCAAACTGTTCTTCACAACCCTGCTGTTCAAGTTCTTCCTTGTCATCATAGTTGCTGCAAGCATGTCCACATGTTTCAAAGTCTTCACAATAATAGCAACAGCAATCCTTTTCACATGTGTTGTCATTCAGTGCCTGTTTACATTTTTTCATTATTGGTCACCATTCCTTTCTTCAATCTGTTTGTTGAATTCTGCCTGATATGTAAGGATGTCATCAACATAAGGTGTTGTGTATATTCCTTTATTCCAAAGAGTTTCAGCACCATCAGCACCCATGTTATAAACCATCAATACCAAGTTTGGTTCTGTATATTCTTCAAACAACTTTCTTAAAACAAATATTCCTGCCCTGATGTTCTGTTCCTTGTCCAAGTAGTCAGTCACACCGATTGTTTCAGTCAACCATTCATGATTCATCTTGTTAATCTGCATCAGTCCATAATCCCCTGATGAACTGATAATGTCAGACCTGAAAGATGATTCTTTTTGCATCAATGCCATGACCAAAGTCCAGTCAATGTCATATCCCTTGCAAAGATAGAAGGTGAACTTTTGTGTTTCTTCATCCAGGTTGCAGTCCAGGGGAATGAATTCATATTCATCACCTGACCAGTCCATTGAAATTTCATCAGTGAAGACCCTTCCATCATATGCACCATAGTGGTTTACCTGCTGCATAATATATTCATTCTTTTCAGAAGTTGTTTGCTTTGAATCCTTGATTCCTGCAACCACCGAACCAATGATTGCACCTATTAGAAGAACCGCCAGGGTAAACAGAATGAATCTTTTCTTTGCAATCTTATTGTGTGTCTGCTGCTTACCCCTGATGACCTTCCTTCCATGCATTGTTGTGTTATCCATCTTTGTTTTCCATCCTTTCATATTCATTGAATAATTCATCTGTGAAGTCTTTCCGCATTTCCAAAGTTTGCAGGATGACTTCTTCAACACTTCCCTTGCACATTAAAATGTAGTAAAAGCAAGGTTGTTCCTGACCGATTCTGTGAATCCTTTTCTTTGACTGTTCAAATAGTTCTGACTTGTCAGTCAGGGTGAAATATATGATTTTGTTTGCCTTTTGCAGATTCAATCCCATTGCACCTGCTTGATACTGAATGAAGGTGATACTGTTATCATAATTTTCATAATTCAACAGTTGTTTCTGACTTCCATTTACTATTGATTGTGGTCTTCCAAGTTCATCTGCAATCTGCACCATTGCAAGATATTCAGCAGTAAAGTTATAGAATACAATCAGCCTGTCCTGTGTGCTTTCCAACAGTTCCCTGAATGCCTGCAACTTGAATTCACTGTATTGACCACAAAGCTGTCTGCAATAAAGTCTTTTTGTAAGTGTGGTATCACCGACCAGTTCAGTTTCATTGACAGTGATGATGCAATTTTTCATAAATTTCCAGTATTCCTTGGATGTTGGAACATATTGTTTGATGAAAGTCTGTTCAGGAAGGTCAAAACATTCTTCTGTCTTCATAAAGACCGCCCCATGCTCACGCAACTTGGATTTCAGTCTGTCAACATTTTTATATGGATTTTCCTTGTCCACAATCTTGTGAACAAAACCACCCATGTCAATCTTTGTCCAGTTCACATATTGTCTGTTGTAGACATCTTCTGAAATATTCCATCCAAGCAGGTGAATCTGTGACCAAAGGTTTTCATATTTTCCTGCTGTTGGTGTACCTGAAAGAAGAATCACATTGTCAGGATGCAGTTGCAGGATAAATTTTGACTGCTTTGCTTTCTGATTCTGAATCAAGGAAGATTCATCAAGCATCAGGGTGAAATTTTTCAAATTCAGAAGGTCTTTTCTTCTCCATGCTAGTTCATAGTTGATGACAAAAACTAATTTTAAACAAGCCGATACATCACACCAATTTATCCTTTGATACTGTTTTTTATCTGTCAGGTCACAAACACTGATGTTCACATAGTTCTGATTAAAATGGTCAATCCAGTCCTGAACCTTTGACTTCTGACAAACAACCAAAATGACAGGTTCATCAAAGGAAAGTGATTTTTCAGAACCAACAAAGGTTTTTCCAAGACCCATGTCCAAATAATATGCAACCTTGTTCAAGTTTTTGGTTTGTTCCAGTGCATCCTGCTGATGTTTGAAAAGTTCCATCTGCATCACCTATCCTTCCACATCAATTCCTGTGATTTCCTTGAAGATGTCCTTGTCAAAGTTTGGAAGTTTTTTAATAATATCTTTTTGTCTATCTGATAGACCATCCCACCACATCTGTCTTCCTGTTTCTTTTTCAATGTGCTTCAAAAATCCACCTGTTATCTGATATTCAGGATGTTCAGTCTTTTCTTCATCTGTCATGTCATCTTCCCAAATCCAAGAAAGAACATTTGAAGGAACATTCATCAGAATGTATTTTGCATCAGAATTCAACCAATCCTGATATGTCCAATCAGAAGGTTTGTTGAAAAGAAAAATCTTTGGTGATTCAGTATTGAAACAACCATTTGAAAAACAAGTCTTGTTCCAATCACCGCTGTTCCAATCACCGCTGTTCCTGTTACCGCTGTTCCTGTTACCGCTGTTCCTGTTACCGCTGTTCCTGTTACCGCTGTTCCTGTTACCGCTGTTCCAATCACCGCTGTTCCAATCACCGCTGTTCCTGTTACCGCTGTTCCAATCACCGCTGTTCCAATCACCGCTGTTCCTGTTACCGCTGTTCCAATCACCGCTGTTCCTGTTACCGCTGTTCCAATCACCGCTGTTCCTGTTACCGCTGTTGCAAAGACCAGTGCAGGCTTTTCCTATGTTCACCAAGTCAAGCACTTCCTGCCAGGTGATTTCCCTGATAATATGAAGTTTGTTAGTGCAGCACTTGCTGTCATCATCTTGGGTGTCAATGTCACCAAGTGCTTCCACTTCTGCAACCTTATTGTCAGGATTGAAGTCATAATACTTGAAACAATCTGCTGCCTTTGTGCAGAAATGAAATCCCCTGTCACAACAAACTGGTGTCACATTTTCTTCAAATGTCTTTCCTACTTCAAACTGGAATCCTCTGCATGTCCAGTCAGGCTTGAAAACTTTATATCCTTTCATCATCCCACCTCTATTCCTGTTATTTCTTCAAATTTTTGTTTTGTTATCACATAAGTCCATTGACCTGACATTTTAACTGCCATACCAAACTTCAATGTTCCTTGTTGCAATCCGATTCTAACAAACTGTTCAGATGCACCAAGAAGAAATGCAGCTTCTGCAACTGAAAGTCTGTTGTCAGGTCTTCTGTTCCAATCCGTCATCTTGATTCGCCCCTTCCAACTGGATTTTGAAAACTGCCGATATTGCCTTTATTAAGATTTCTGTTTTTCTGTAATCAGGAATTACAGAAAAGTCCTTAAAGGGTTCTTCTTTTCGGTTTGCAATATTTATAATTTCTTTCTTTGCTTGCACTAGTGGAAACAGACAAGCACTGCAAAAATCATCTTCAATTGTCCTCTGTCTAGGTTCTTCTTTCTCCCATGTCATATCAATCGCCCCCTATCCTTTTCACGCCTGCCTGGTAAATGATGAAGTCCTCATAAGTCGGTTTTCTACGTCCTCTGCCTTTCGGCTGTGAATAAATATAATCAATCATGTCAAATACATCATGCAATGAGGTATCTTCTGGTTTTATGAAACAGTCAGGAAGCGTTACACCGAACTGTTCGCATATTTCCTTGACCGCTGTTGCAATCTCCGTTGGTGAAGACTGCTGTTCCTTCATTGTCTCCCTTGTAACCTTAATAAGGTTCACCACTTCGCCGAGGCTTGCCGACTTTGGTGCATATCCAGGTGCCTCGTAACGCCCTGCCTTCCTGATTGCAGGCAATACCTCGCTTGTCACCCAATGCTTGAACTTTCTAAGTTTGGAAATTCTTTCATTGATGAGGGTGTCATTTTGTGACACACCCTTTGCTTTTTGTGGTTGCATATAAAACAACAACGAATACAACCCTGATTCATTGATAATGACCATGTTCTGCATACCACCGAGAGTTGCAATTTGTGATACACTCTTTTCATCTTCATCCAACCTTGCTAAACTTCTTCTATAATTCGTGTCACCAAAATATTCTGCAATGTCCTTTCCGACAAACCAAGGGTCACCATCAATGGTTAATGTCCTTATACTTCCAAACTCTGTGTTATTGAATATCTGTATTTCATTCATCTTATTTACTCCCTTCTTCTAAGAAATAAGTAACAGGTACATTGAAGTAATCAGCAATTTTCTGAATCTTATCAACTTTCGGTATATACTTTCCTTGCTTCCACATTGACAGTGTAGATGTTGCAACACCTGTCACATTACTAACTTGATAAGCAGTTACATTTTTGTCATTACATAATTCATCAAACTTTTTGTAAGAAAACATTTAATCACCACCTTCTAAGAAATCTTATTGACATACCTAAGTTTTCTTAGTATAATAGTTTTGTGAACAATTTTTATATTAAGAAACTTATTATGCCATTATTTTTTTCGCTTAGTTTTCTTAGCGATATAGACATACTAGCATAGTTTTCTTAGTGTGTCAATACTAATTCGCTAATTTTTCTAAGTTATTTGGTGTATGGTTTCAGAAAGTAGGTGAAAGCATGTATGAAATATTTGAAAAATTACTAAAAGAAAGGGGGGTGTCAGCTTATCGGGTCGCACAGGAAACTGGTGTATCTACTGCTACTCTGACTAGTTGGAAACAAGGGAAATATATACCAAAACCTGAAAAACTCCAAAAAATTGCGGATTATTTTGGGGTTCAGTTGGAATATCTTACTGGTGCATCCGAATTTAAGACCAAGGAAGACTTGTTCCAACATTTTAGTTCCACTAATGATGAAAATGCCTTGGCATCAGATGTATTCAGACTGGAAAGGGGATTGAAAATTCCAGTCCTTGGGGAAGTTGCAGCAGGGCAGCCAAGATATGCTGATGAAAACGTGATAGGGCATGAGGAAATATCAGAAGAGCTTTCGATAACAGGTGAATATTTTGGTTTAAGGATTAAAGGTGACTCAATGTCACCAAGGATTTCAGAAGGGGATATTGTCATTGTCAGGCAACAGGATGATGCAGATTCAGGGGATATTGTCATTGCCCTTGTGAATGGTGATTGTGCAACATGCAAGCGATTGATGAAATATGCAGATGGAATCAGTCTGATTTCATTCAATCCTGCTTATAAGCCAATGACATTTACCAATCAGGAAATAGAAAGCAAACCTGTCAGAATTATTGGGAAGGTGGTGGAAGCCCGTCAAAAATACTAAAGTTCAAGATGATTCAAGATGTATTTGCCACATCTTGAACCGCTTAAAATACTTATATATCAAGGCTTTATGAAGTTGAAAGTCAAGATGTTCAAGATGTATTTAACTTATTTATAATCAAAGAGTAAAAAATCATTAAAATTCAATGATTCTCTAAAAATAATTATAATATATAAAACACATCACATCTTGAACTTTTAAGGACTAAAAATTGCTGAAACACCAGTAAAATCAAGGGTTTCAGCCAGTTCAACATGAAAGGAGAAGATTCAAGATGATTGAAAAGAAAAAAGGTGGATTTTTAAAAGGATGTCTGACTGTTATAATTGTATTTTTTATAATATGTGCTGCACTTGGTATTATTATGTCACTTACAATGGATAAGGCAACAAATAATAAATCAGAATCAGTGATGATTATTGAAGATGTTGAACAGTTTAGCAGAATCAGTGTAGAGGAACTAAAAAACATTATGGGTGAACCTGTGTCAGAAGAATCCTGGACAAATAAAACCAGTAAAGGTGATTTTCAATTTACCACACTTTCTTATGATAAAGATTCAAACCACTATGAATTTATTATTGCTGATAATTCTGTTATAAGATTGTCAATTTATTCAGATAACTACTGGAATAAAAGTGGCGATAGATTTTTAATCAATGGTGAAAAATCAGATATTTGTAAATCATTTAACATCACATTAGGTGACAATGCAAAGAAAACTGCTGGCACTAATTATGCTTATACACTTTCACCAGTAAATAACAAGATTGCAATGTTTGATGTTCAAGACATAGATGGTGAAACTTATGGTTTTGTGAAAATAACATATAATTTGAATTATTTTGATTAAAAAATTCCCCCGACCGCTACCAACAGCCAGGGGAAAAGGATGGAAACCATATCAGATGGATGAAATGGTCACCAAAAACACCAATATAATTATACCATTTCATCCTGAAAAAAGAAAGGATGATGGTCATGAAATTACCAAATAAATATGGTTCAGTTTACAAGCTGTCAGGGAAAAGAAGGAATCCTTGGGCAGCCAGGAAGACTGTTGGATGGAAACAGATTCCTGAAAAGAAAAAATCATATCCAATTTATGAATTTATAGGATATTATCCAACCAGGGCAGAAGCACTTCAAGCACTTGCAGCATACAATGAAGACCCTTATGACCTGCACCTGGACACCATTACATTTGAAGAAGTTTATGATAAGTGGTCTGAAATCCACTTTCAGAAAATCAAGGACACAAATGGATATAAAGCAGCATTCAAGACCTGCAAGGATATTTGGAACATGAGATTTGCAGAAATCAAACTTGACCACTTGCAGAAGGTCTGTGATGAATCAGGAAAAAACACACCGACATTGAAAACCTTGAAAAACATGTGGGGATTGATGTTTGACTATGCTGTCATCCATGAAATTGTTCCACCTGATAAAAGGGAAATGGTCAAGTTTGTGGACATCAGCAAGCCTGGAAACCCAAACGCATACAACAGGAAACCTTTCAGCAAGAAGGAAACCGAACAACTTTGGGATGCACAATCTTCAAACCAGTATATTTCAATTGTCCTGATGCTCATATACACTGGACTTAGAATCAGTGAACTGTTGGAACTGCAAAAGAAGGATGTCCACCTGGAAGAAAGATGGTTCTTTGTCCAGGAATCCAAGACCAGTGCAGGTGTCAGGGAAGTTCCAATTGCAGAAAAGGTTGTTCCATTCTTTGAATACTGGATGAAGAAGGACTGTGACCATTTGGTCTGCACACCTGATGAACAGCCTTTCACATATAGAAATTATTATGATTCATACTGGATTCCGCTGATGCTGCAATTGAATATGGGGAAATATGTCATTGAAGAAGGGAAGAAAGAACCTGTCTATGATGGACATAGACCGCATGATACAAGACACACATGTGTCAGTCTGCTGACAGAAGCAAAGGTGGATGAAAGGATTGTTCAGAAGATTGTTGGACACAAAGGACAGAATGTCACCCAAATTGTTTATACACATATTGACCTTCCTGCAAAACTGGAAGCAATCAACCTGATTTGAAAGAAGGTGACCTGGATGAATAGGACAACATACAAGAACCAGTTCAATGCAGACCATTATGAAAGAATCAATTTTTCTGTTCCCAAAGGGATGAAGCAGGTCATCAAAGACCTTGCAGCAGACAAGGGGATGTCAATGAACAAATATTTCCTTTGGTTAGTGAATAAAGACCAGGAAGGACTGTTTGACAATATGCAGCTTGCAGAAAAGTCCAGGGGAAAGATTCTGACTATTAAAGGGAACACCCATGATGGTTATGATGTTTATTTCAAGGATGGAAGAATTGTGCATTGCAGGACAAAACTGGACATCAGGAAATGTCTTGCACAAGACAACAAAAGTCTTGCACAAGACACCTGATTCAGTGTTACTATTTTGTATCTAATTTGTTACTAACAGACAAAAATTCAGAAAAACGCATAAAAAGAAAAATCCCACAAATCCAAGGAAAACCTTGAATCTGTGGGATTGATTTTTGCTGTCGAATTATCTCTTTGAGAACTGTGGTGCACGACGAGCAGCCTTTAAGCCGTACTTCTTTCTTTCCTTCATACGAGGATCACGTGTTAAGAAGCCTTCTTTCTTAAGAACTGGTCTGTAGTCTGCATCTGCCTGTAATAAAGCTCTTGAGATACCATGTCTGAT